TGCTATTAAACCGTTACTAGATAGCGAACTATTAAGCGAAGAAGCTCAGCAAGAAATTTCTGAGGCTTGGGAATCCAAGTTAAATGAAGCTCGCGAAGTGGTACGTGCAGAACTCCGCGAAGAGTTTGCACAACGCTATGAGCATGACAAACAAGTGATGGTAGAAGCCCTGGATCGCATGGTAACAGAAAGTCTGGTCGCAGAAGTCCAAGCAGTGCAAGCTGAAAAGCAAGCTCTTGCAGAAGACCGTGTCAAGTTCCAAGCCCGGATCAAAGAAGATGCTACTAAGTTTAACAACTTCATGATCACCAAATTGGCCGAAGAAATTGGCGAACTGCGCAAAGACCGCAAGCAACACAACGAAGGCATGGAGAAGTTAGAAAGCTTCGTTGTCAAAGCTCTTGCACGTGAAATTCAAGAATTTGCACAAGACAAACAAGACGTCGTCGAGACCAAGGTTCGTTTAGTTGCAGAAGCTCGTGCAAAGTTGGAACAACTCAAGGCCAAATTTGTAACAGAATCAGCCCGGAAAATGTCCAACGCTGTTAGCCAGCATCTCAAGGCCGAACTCAACCAACTCAAAGAAGACATCCAAGTTGCTCGCGAGAACAATTTTGGTCGTAGAATCTTTGAAGCATACGCAAGCGAATTTGGTGCAACTCATTTAAATGAGAAAGCCGAAGTGCGTAAACTACATGACATCATCGCAACTAAAGATGCCAAGTTGGCTGAAGCCGTCAAATTCACCGAGAAAGCAAAAGTTCTCGTTGAATCCAAAGAACGCGAGATCCGCATGATCAAAGAATCCAATCAGCGTACCAACGCCATGGAAGAATTGCTCGCTCCTCTCAACGAAGAGAAGCGTGAAATCATGAAGAACTTGCTTGAAAGTGTACAGACAACACGTTTGTCTGCTGCATTTGAAAAGTATCTACCAGCTGTCCTCGCCGAAGGCACTGTGAAAGCCCGTAAAGTGATCACAGAGAACGTAAGCGTAGCAACTGGCGATAAATCTGCCCGCAGTCCAGATGCAGATCAAATAGCTGAGGAAACCAGCAACGTGATCGATCTAAAGCGTTTGGCAGGGCTGTAACCCAAGACATAATATAAGGAGACTTAAATGTCACAAGAATTATTAGAAGGCCGTTGGGACGAAACCAAAGACGCACTCTTGGAAGGTTTATCCGGATCCAAGCGTAACTCAATGAGCGTAATCCTTGAAAATACCAAGAAGTACTTGCGTGAGAACGCTTCTTCTGGTTCCACAGTATCTGGCAACATTGCTACATTAAACCGTGTGATTCTGCCAGTGATCCGTCGTGTAATGCCAACCGTTATTGCTAACGAGTTAGTTGGTGTTCAACCAATGACAGGTCCAGTTGGTCAAATCCACACATTGCGTGTTCGTTATGCACAGTCCTTGACTGATACATCCACAGCCGCAACATCTGTAACAGCTGGTCAAGAAGCGTTGAGCCCATTTACCATTGCTACAGCATACTCCACAGTGCCACAAGGCACAACTTCCACAAATGCTTACACAGGCGGTAACACAAGCACATTGGAAGGCACAGGTGGTAAGCAGATCTCTGTTCAGATCTTGAAACAAGCTGTTGAAGCTAAGACACGTAAACTCCAAGCTCGTTGGACATTTGAATCTGCACAAGACGCACAAGCCATGCATGGCATTGACGTTGAAGCAGAGATCATGGCTGCTCTTGCACAAGAGATCACAGCTGAGATTGACCAAGAGATCCTCTTGAGCTTGTCCACATTGGCTGCAACAGAGTTCACATACAACCAAGCTACAGTATCTGGTACAGCAACATTTGTTGGTGATGAGCATGCCGCTTTGGCAGTGTTGATCAACCGCGTTGCTAACTTGATCGCTCAGCGCACACGTCGTGGCGCTGGTAACTATGCAGTTGTATCTCCTGCAAGTTTGACAGTATTGCAATCTGCAACAACATCTGCTTTTGCTCGCACAACAGAAGGCACATTTGAAGCACCTACAAACACCAAGTTTGTTGGTACACTCAACGGTGCTATGCGTGTGTTTGTAAACAGCTACGCAAGTGACACATCCAACGTTCTCGTTGGTTACAAAGGCACAAGCGAAGCTGACGCAGCTGCATTCTACTGCCCATATATTCCTTTAATGAGCAGTGGTGTTGTTCTTGACCCATCAACATTCGAACCAGTCGTATCATTCATGACACGTTATGGCTTCGTTGAGTTGACCAACACAGCATCCAGCTTCGGTAACGCAGCTGACTATGTTGGCGAGATCGCAGTTCAGAACTTGTCATTCTCCTAATCAGAGAAAGAAGTTTATTTTTCTCAGGGATGGGAAGAGCAGAAAAACCACTTCGGTGGTTTTTTTGTGGCTATACTTTAAACCAACTGAGATATTGATGTATTTTGTCGGTCACTGACTGCCAGTCTCCTAATTGAGGTTGGCGAAACAAACGGGCCGATGGATACCAAGGACTTGAATCTCTATTCAACAACCAACGCCAATCGGTGCCATACCAGTTGAGAGGAATCCAGGTGGGCCGGCCAAGAGCACCTGCCAGGTGAGCCACAGCAGTGTCCACACTGATCACAACATCCATGTGATGTACCAAGGCTGCTGTGTCAGCAAAGTTGTGTATGTCGCCTGCAAAAGTTTTTACACCATTTTGTTCCAGGACTTTGTTTTGCTCTGGGGTGCATTCTACCTGTAGGTTGAACCATTCCGTGCTAGGATTGCGCTTTATTAAATCTAACATGACGTCAAACGGCATGCCTTTGTGACGATTGATCCAGGAATCTGGACGTCCACTCCAACACACACCCACACGCAGTTGTTTTTTTGGCCCCAATTTGTCCTGCCAAAATTTAGCAAGATCGCCGCGAGCTGACAAGTATTGTAACTGATGTGGAAGATTTTCCAAAGTCACTCCCATGACGCCAGGTATGCTCATGATAGGAGTCCAATAATCAAAATCTTCCGGAGTGTCCTTGACATCAACAATTTTGTGTATTACTGGACTGCCAGCAAACAACGGAGCAAGATTATCGTTGACCTGTAATATGACTCGAGCTCCTGCATTGTGTAATCCAAAAATAAATCTTATAAATTGTATGGTATCTCCGAGACCCTGTTCCTGTATGACCAAGATAGTTTTGTCCTTGAGGTCCTGCCCAGTCCAGCGAGGCTGTTCGTGTTTGGGCAAAGTGCCTGCCAGGTGTTCAAAGTTCCAGCGATGTTCGTATTGTGGCCACCCGCGAGCATAATCTCCGGCCAACAAATAGGCCACCGCCAGATTAAAATTTGGCGTCACCGCGGCCGGAACCAGCTGAATGCTTCTTTGTAAAAAGGGGATAGCACCTGCTGGATCGCCTGCTTCTCTTAACACATTGCCATAGTTGTTGAAAGCCGATGCTGAATTGCGATCCTGTGTAAGAGCTTGAGCGTAGTGTTGGAGGGCACCCTCGGGGTCATTTGCTTCTCTGCAGGCATTTCCTGCCTCAATAAGTTCTTCTGTGTTCATGGCAATATTTAAGAAATGTTGATGTACAGGTTATATTTTGTCCACGGCCATAAATACTTGTCAACGCAATAATGCGTTTTATGCGGCTCTTAACCCAGCCGCGTAGTCGCTAGAACCGACATTGGGCTTCTTTAAGGAGAAAACAAAATGGGACGTCCTCTCAAAATTAAAAAAATAACCGAAGCTAGTTATAACTCTAGCACAGGTGCAAATCCTGGTGTAGACATTGGCTTCAATGCTTTGTCTAGTTTAACAGCACCAGTCCCACCATCTAGTGTCAGTGACTGGGTCAGTGGTACAGACTATCTTGGCGTAGTCGGCGGAACTCAACCCACTACTGTGGCCAGCACCAGCTATCCTATAGTCAAGTGCCGTGTGTTTGTCACAGGATTTGCCGAAGCCGACGGTACAATTATACGTCAAAAAGGCGCACACAAATTTCTGGTAGCAGATGCAACCAGCAGAACTGCACTAGTAGCCAATCAAGCCTATCGTATTACCATTGTTGGCGACACCGACTGGGCCAGCTATGGTGCTCCTAATGCACAGATTGGCACAATCTTCACAGCCACTGCTGCGTTAGGCAACACTGGTACAGGTCGTGTCAACGCTGTTGGTATCTGTGTGCTCACAAGCGATTTGAGCCCCACAGCTGGCAACATGAGTATCAGCTATTTTAGCAATGACTCTGTAGAAACAGCAATCAGCAAATTGACCAACAAGTTCTTGCAAAACTTTGCAGGTGGTGCCACAGGCGGCGCCGCAGACACTGGCGATGTTTGGGACGCTACACAACAAGTCAACAACGTTGTGTTTGCCGACAACTTCTTCAGCGACGAAGGTGTAACAGCCAAGTCAGGTGCAGACGTTAACACATGGGCAGCCACCAGTCAGCTCAGCACCGGCAACTTGGATCTTGCTATTGTAGAAAATTACAAAACTTAATTTTTTATTGCAATCCTAAAATCCTCACAATAAGTACTGTGGGGATTTTTTATGAGCATAGCTTTTGTATTAGGAAATGGTACTAGCCGCGGAGATATTGCATTGTCTGCATTGGCCGAGTGCGGTAAAATTTATGGATGCAACGCTCTTTATCGAGAGTACACACCCGATGTGTTGATTTCCACAGATCGCCCCATTGCCGATCACATACAACAAAGTGGTTACAGTGCCAATCATAGATTTTACACCAGAAGACCTTTGCCTGGATTGGGCGCCAAAGAAGTTCCCAAGCCGTATTTTGGCTATAGTTCTGGACCCATAGCCACGGCCCTGGCTGCCATAGACGGACACAGACACATATATTTGCTGGGATTTGACATGGGCCCAACAGCCAACAACACCATCAACAATCTGTATGCCGGAACTGAATTTTACAAACCCACAAATGCCACTCCAACTTTTACTGGAAATTGGATAAAACAGCTTGTTCAGATCATGAAAGAGCACACACAAACAAGATTTGTGCGAGTGCAAGGGCCGACCACAGCTCATATAACTCAATTTGACAACATTCCCAACCTTTCTCATGTAGATTTGGCTACCTTCTTGGTACGCATAAATAACAAAAAGGATCTGTAAATGGCAAGTTACAAGAATATCAGCGACAATTGGTACATCAATGTGGATGGCGGCCTGGGCACGATCTATGTGGATGGAAATCTGGACGTTTCTGGTAACATAACCTATGTCAGCGAAATCGCGGTCAATGATGCTTTTATCATAGTGGCGGCCAACAACAACGGCACTGTCAACGACATGGGTTTGATAGCCACCAAAGTGTCTAACAGTGCCTATGCAGGTTTAAGATTTGACGTCACTGCCAATGCTTGGCAAATTTCCAGCTCTGTTTATGCCAATGGTGCTCCAGTGGCTGCCTATGCCAATCTCATTACCACCGGCGGCGGCGGCATTGTTGCAGGTGCCAACACCGAAATACAGTTTAATCAAGGAGGATTTTTTGGTGCCTCGGCCAATCTGACCTTTGACTATGCCAACAATCAATTGACTCTGCAAGGCAGTCAGTCTATCACAGCAAATCTTGAAGTTCAAGGCAACCAAGAAATTCAAGGAAATCTAGCGGTTCAAGGCAACGCTCAAATTGACGGTTATCAGGTCTTGGGCAATGTGGCAACTACTCCAACCAATGTGGCCAACACAGTGATTTTATACAACAACGAACCCGGAGTAGGTCGAACAGGTTTGTATGTCACGGCCAACTCTATCACTGCCACAGAAGTGGTAAGTCTTGACCAGGCCAGACTTTACGCAATAATTTATTAGGGATCAACATGCCAATTTTACAAGCAAACGTGACCACCACAGGTGGCAACATATATACAAGTTCAGGTAACACAGTGATAACATGGGTATCTTTGTGCAACTATACCACAGGAAACATCACAGCCAATCTACATGTGCTACAAACTGGTTGTAGCGCAGCCAATATTAATATGATAGCATGTAATGTTTTGATCACCAGTGGCGACACTTATCAAATTTACACTGGCAATGAAAAACTGATATTGGCAAATACCCAAGCACTCTACGCAGTGGCCAATGCCAACTCACTTGCGTCCACGACTAGCTATACATCAGCCTGATGGGAACTTTCCTTAAAAATCGAGAACTACAAAGTGGCAGTACTGGCATACGCATTCCTTATGGGAGTGCTGCCACAAGACCAGACAATCCGGTGTTTGGCATGATACGGTTCAACACAGATTCTGATCTTTGTGAATTTTACAATGGTTCAGTTTGGCAATCTTTTGGAACTGGCGGAGCAGTCAGTTACACTGTGGACAGTTTTGTAGGCGACGGATCAACAGTAGCCTACACCATGACAGTGGCTCCAGCCGACGATCAGCAGGTTCAGGTATTTGTGGGCTCAGTATATCAAGAGCCCACCACGGCATACACCGTGTCTGGCACCACATTGACGTTTACCAGTGCGCCACCAAATTCAGTGCCTATCAACATAATTCAAACTGAGCAGTAACAGTTGAGCACACGGCCATGACCATCAACTATGTAAAAGGACAAATACTTGCCAGCAATCTAGAAAGAGATGGCATCGATCTGTCCATCAGCAATGCCAACATAGGTATCAACACTGTAAGCCCAGCGTCAACTCTGGAGGTGGTGGGCAATATAACTGTGGGTAATATTCTTATACCCAATGTGGGCAACATCAGTGTTGGCAATGTGTATATTAACAATTTGTTGGATCCAATAAATCCTCAAGATGCTGCGACCAAGCAGTATGTGTTGGATCACTCAGGCAACATTGGTAACATAGGCAATCTGACATTTGCCAACACCACCATCAGCACCGCCCTAGCCAACGGTAATATCACTCTCACAGCCACTGGAACAGGACTAGTGACCATAGCAGGAACTGCTGGATTTATTGTACCTGCAGGCAACACAGCACAACGACCCAGCCCGGCCACTCAAGGCACCCTGCGTTTTAACACAGTAAATCTACGTCTTGAAGTCTACGATGGTACAGAATGGGATCAAGTGGTAGGTGGCGTGACCAGTGAAACTTTCAACGGTGACGGGTCAACCGTGAGTTTTAACCTAAATCGTACAACAACCACAGCCGGCGCCTTGGTCATGCTAAACGGTGTTGTTCAGTTACCGACCACGGCTTACAGTGTGGTTCCAAGCCCGGGAAATACTCTTGTGTTTACAGAGGCTCCAGTGAGCACAGACGTCATTGACGTAAGATATCTCTAGTCTAGCGGTATCTAAAGACACGATTTTTCATAAAAATTAGCTCTAGAGCAAATTCCCTTATTTGACAAGGTAGCCATTCTTTTTTTTTTGAGTACGGTAAATACTTCATAAATTGGAGACCTGGCATGGCTGTCACACGAATTAAGAACAATCAGATCACTGACGCAACAGTGGTCGCCAACGCAAAACTGGTGGATTATTCCATCAGCTCGGCAAAACTTGCCAACAACTTGACCTATGATTCAAATCTTACCATCACTGGTAACTTGACGGTACAAGGCAACGCCACAGCCATTGACACCACTATAACCACCATCGAAGATCCAGTCATTGTTCTAGCGTCTACTCAGACTTCGGGTGCCCCGGCTGTAGACATTGGTTTCCTGTCTC